AAATTAGTCATAGGGGGCGAATATATCCACCCCCTATATGTAGTATAATTATGGAGGTCATACTACAATTATTCTAAAAGCTATTTATGCCTAAAAAGAATATTTATATCTTTACTAATAAACGGTTGAAATACAACATTTTTTTTATGTAATTTTTTTACCTTTTACGGTTGAATAACCTAGAAAAATGTTTAGGTATTAGATAATGATTAATAATAATAATAATAATAAATCGGAGGTCACTATGACTATTAATACATTAAAAACTTGGAAAGAAATTGTTCTTATGAACAATAAAGATTTTCAAGATTTACTAAAAGAAAATACTGATAAAAATTATCACACTGAAAATGTTTTATATTTAGCATTTAGAAGTAAAGATGTTAATTTGATAGAAGAAGCAAAAATAATTCTTTTTGATCATTTACATCAAGGTTCTTTATCACATGAAAATTCTGAAAGAAGAACTCAATTAATGACTAAAATAAAATCAACATTTTTAAAAACTTATCAAACAACATATTGGCAGTGTCTATAATGATTCCTAGACCTTTCAAATCTACTAAAAGAGTTGACCTTATCGAAAATGGTAAGGTCACTCACTACTTCAAAATCGTATTCCTAGATGGCAGTAGTGCTGTCTTTGATAATAATGCTAAACAAGTTATGTCTAGCAAAATAATTAATAATAATAAGGAGGTCAAAAATGACTCAAATTAATCACGAAAAAATTGCAAAACTCAATGATGAGTTAAGAGCTCAAATATTAAATGCTCATACTGGTTTTGGAATTGCATTTAAAAACAAAATTGTCTTTAGTCATGATGTTAGTAAAATGTCGGAAGAAGATCAAAAAGAAATACTTGAAATAGTTAGAGATTATAAAACTTTTCACGAAGATAATAATCCTCATGGCGAAAGAGATTTCGGAGCATTCAATTTTTGTTCTAATGATTCTATATATGAAACTCCAGAACGATATTTTTGGCAAATAAATTATTATGATAATGATTTAAAATATCATAGTGACGATGCTACTGATCCGTACAAGACAACTAGAGTTCTAACTATTATGAAAGCTAGTGAATACTAATGAATCAAAAAAAACTTGATAGTCTTAAAACTCTCGCAGTAGATATAAAAGCTGGGAGAGTTTTTACATCATGGCAAGTACATGACAGACAACTTTTGCCTTTAATTTTTATGCCTATCGCTTTAGGCGGATTTAAAAAGAGTTGGGTTTTCTTTTATGCTTATTATGACTCACATGTGAGCCACCCAAGATCAATAAGAGATTATCCTATATTTGCTTCAGTTGGTGGTCTTAATAAAAAAGATATGTTAAAACTCCATAAAATTTTAAAACATTTAGAAGAAAAAGAAAAGGAAGCTCTTAATAAAATAGGGGTTCAAAATGAAAAATAAATCTAAACTTTTTCCATATGGTTATGTGAGTCAACAAATAAAAGGTTATTGTCCTAGAACAAGAAAACCAATATTTGAATTTACTCATACATTACCAAGAAGAAGAACTTACTACAAAATGTGTTGTAAGCTTTCAATAATTTTGCTTTTGTTATGTATTGCTTTGTTAGTATTTGGTTGCAGTAGTAAACCAATTGTAGATAGCAGGGGCAAATCATCTGCGAATATTCAAGGGGATATGGACAGATACCACGACGACTATTATACATGTGAAAGTCTTGTAAAAGATAACACGAACATTGTTTTAGATAAAACGAAAACAGTATATAATGGTTTGCGTTGGCGTGTATTATGGCTTTCGCCTAAACTAACAACTAGGCAAGATTTAATAAATAATTGCTTAGAGGGACGAGGTTATAATGTACTTAACAAATAATAATAATAGGAGGAACTATGACTAATGTTATAGAAAAAATCTTTGATAATACTAAAGACGGAGCACCAAACTATGCAATAGATTTGATAGACGGAACTCGATTATATTATAGAGGAACCGTATTGAATCCAATGCCAAAATCTGGTGATGCGATTAACTTTACTGTTGTCAATACAAAGACATCTGCAAATGGAAATCAATATACGAATATTAAAGATGTTCAAATAGCAGATAATCACACGACACAAGGCGATAATTATGATCAATCGCCACAACCAGTCGCACAACCTATAATGAATAATAGCAATCTAATTAGTAAATCAGATCAAGCTAGACAAGATATATTCGTTACAGGAGTAGTTGGTCGTTCAATGGGAAGTGGTCACTTTTCGGTTGAAGATATAAACGATCTTACAAAGAATGCAGTTAACGCATTTAATGAAAACCTTAAAGGATTATAAAAAACTCTTTAGGAACTATTGGGGGTATTCTGAGTACGATACCCCCATGTGTTGGGGCTGTTATCAAAAACCTGCTGTCGATATTCATCATTTAACAAATAAAGGCATGGGTGGAGTAAGTAAAAATAGACTCAATAGGATTGATAATCTTTTTCCTGTTTGCAGATCATGTCATAATATTGCACATCAGCATAAAGACATAAACGAAGAATGGCGAATGAGATTAAAAGAAAAAATTGACAATAAAGAATTTGAGGACAATGAAAATGGCAACTGATGTATATACTTTAGATTTTGACCCTACAAAGCTTTCACATCAAGAGGAAAAGCTAGGATTAGAATTTGCTGATAATGATACTGCGATTGAACTAATGAAAAAAGAAGAAAAGATGATCATTGCAGAATTAACGCTTTATTTTACGAAAAATGGCGGATACAAAAATATTACTGAATTAAATGGAAAAATTTATTCAGATAACAAGTTTAAGGATTTTTTTGATAGATACGAAAAAACCTTAAAGGCAAGGAATCAATCTAAAATTAGATTTGAAACCTTCAAAGCTTTTCGTAACGACTTACGAACAAAAGTTGTTAACGAAAGGGAATTGGCCAAAAACTTATAGAAAGGAGTTATTATGAGCCAGAATACACAAATACTAAATTACCTATTGTCAGGTAAAAAATTAACCCCAATAACAGCATTAAATAAATTTGGTTGTTTTAGATTGAGTGCAAGGATTCTTGATCTAAGAAAACAGGGACATCAAATCAATACTGAAAATGTAACCAAGCAAGGCAAAACATTTGCAGAATATTCAATGGAGGTCAAATAATGTATATTGATAAATATAGTATTGAAGTCAAAGATAAAGTTTGGGACGAAAAAAGACGAACTTATAAAAAAGAAAAAGAAATAGTTGCAAGAATTGATGATTCATCTGGAATAGCTTGTAAATATTTTGGCAAATTTCTTGATGATTTATCAGATAATCCGACATACAGAGGAACAGTAACTGTAAAAATAACTATTGAAAAGGAGCCTTACTAATGAGTAAAACAGGAGCTTGGTATTTAGATATGCAAGAAGATGCAGGCAATCTAACTAAAGATGAATTTATAAAAAAACATGGCGAACATAATCTTGATCTATGGACAGAAGTTCACGAAGAGCTTGGCGATCTTGAAGAAATGCAATCAAAACTTAAACAAATGCAAACTAAGTTTGATGATGTTGTTTCAAGAATGAATAAAGCTATAGATAAAAAGTTATCAGAATGATTGAGCATTTTAAAAAATTTGATCAAAAAGATACGGAAGGCAATATAGTTAAAAGCTTATTGCCTTTGTCTTTTAGTCATTTAAACGAGTTTGCTTTTTATAGGGAAAGGTGGGCACTTCGTAGGATATTTGATTATCAATTCCCTAGTAGTGCTGCAGCTGAAAGAGGTAGTTCTGTTGAATCTGGCTTAAATATGATTCTAAACGGAATGACTGTTATTGAAGCTACTGAAAAAGCAATATCTGAATATAATGCTAATTGTTCCAGAATTACTGACCCTAAAGTTGATGATGAAAGAACTAATTTAGCACCATTGATAGAACTAGGAGCTCAAAAATTTCAAGAGCATGCTTTTCAATGGGATTTAATTGATTATCAAAAACAAGTTGAAGTATTTATAAAAGGCATACCATTTAAAGGTTTTACTGACTTTCATTTTGAAGATAAAAATACAAAAGAAGATTTTTACATAGATTTGAAAACATCTAAAACTATGCCTAGTCAAATCTCTATGAGTCATGCAATGCAACAATCTATCTATCAAAGAGCGACAAATGCAAGGCAAATGTTATGGTATCTTAAAAATCCTACAAAAACTAAAGGTGCTGAATTCTTTAGTCTTGAATTAGATGATTATCACAAACCAATGAAAGTATGTGAGCATATAGTTTTAGTTATGGGTAAATATCTTGAAAATGTAAATTCCGCTGATGATGTCAAAAATTCATTGATTCCTAATCCTGATAACTGGATTTGGAAAGAGGAGACCGTTTTAAAGGCAAGAAAGGAAATATGGGGGTACTAGATACCCCTAACCCTTAAAAGCTTCTGTACGGCCTTTAAATTGCGATTTTGAGGTGCTTTTAGAGTGATCTTCACTCTTCTTTTCTGTTTGATTGGTCTTTTGTTAATTAATTCCGAAATAGTACTAGATGTTGTGAATCCACTCATTTTCCTACAGACCTTTGAGCTCTTATATGTGCTTGTCTAAAAGTAGCGCCTTTTTTCATTGCGTTAGCCATTGACCGCATGTGTTTTAAGGAATGATGTCTTGCGTGACGATTCATTGTCTTTTTCTGTCTTGGTGTTAGGTCTTTTACAATATTTTTAATAGACGCTACTTTTACCATTATTTCTTTTTCTTCTTTTTCTTTTTAGGTTTGCTCATCTTTGACATTTTTGATTTCTTCATGCCTTTAGAATGAGCTCCTCTACCTGTATGATAAGGCATATTACTTTCCCTTCTTCTGTTTCTTTAAGATTGCCATTTGCAAAGCTTTTGGCAACTTCTTTTGCTTATTAGTCAATCCTACGACTTTCTTTTTCTTTTTAGCCATGACTAATGCAAAATATAATTATGAACAATTACAACCAATGCAACTGCTATTACTATCTGCACCCATGATTTTAGTTCAGTGAATGCATGCCACCACTTTGTTACTTTCTGTTCTATTTTTTTAATAGCCATAAGTACTCCTTTCGTTACTTAGATATACCTTTAGTTTTTTCAAAAGTGCGTAATGCACCCATGCCTAAAAGACTCATAACGAGGGGCATCAATGTACCCATATCTAACTGTGGTATGTTTACCACTTCATACTGAAAGAGACCACAAATAAATAAAATAAATTTTGACAAGACAAATTCCCAAAAAATTGCTAAAGCACATGACATACCAATCAGGGGGCGCCATGATCGCTGTAACATTCCACTTATTCCACCGGCAGTTGATTTAGCATCAGCTAAATTTATTTCCATTTGTTTTTCTTTTAGCTTTGACTCTATTTCAGCAAATCGTGCTTTTAGTTGTAATTTTTCTTCTTCACTTGTATGTAACTCATCAATAACGCCAGCTACTGCTTTAACTGTTCCGCCACTTAATAACTTTCCTAAAACCATTATTTACCTCCTAATAATATCCATGCTCTTTTAAGATATGATAGTCTATTTTTTTCAATTTCTTTTTTTTCTTCCATAGTTGTTATGCGTTTGACTTTGCGCTTTTTTGCATTTTTTCTATTATTCGATTTGCTCTGTTTGTTGTTTGATTGTACCATAGACTATCCCTCATTTCTTCAATTGCACCTTCAATATTATTTTCCGATAAACATTTTTTAAATTTAACGAATTTATTCAAGCGTGGTAAGCCAAGCTGAAATACCATATGGATAACGCATTCGTGTGCATTATCATCAATATTCATTCCTTCAGTAAATTGTTCTGCATCATCTACTGCAACATTAAAATCTTTTAAAAATAGTTCTAGTCCTCTTTGATATGTGATCGGACTCATCAATTCCTGTTTTTCGTTATCTCTTATCAAATGCCCTGCGCCGATAGTCCAAATC